TGATTTACATCAGTAGGTCCCGGCCATACTTTACCAAGATTTAAACTTCCTCTACGTCCGATATCTTCCAGCTTATCAACTTCACTGTCTGTAAGTACATCCCAAAATTGATCTATGATCTTCCCAACAGGAAGATAACCATCATCCACTATAATGTCTGAGTCTTCAATCTTAAAGCTATCTCCAGAACCAAAGGTTGAAATATTAAGTGGACTTCTTTTTGATATCTCGGGTTCTCCGTGTACTATATCACATGAGTAAATTTCTTCTGCAGCTACCAGAACATCATAAAAGGTATCAGAGAATAGTGTCTTCATCTTTTGTGTATACCAGAAATAATCAAGTATTCTGGTACCCATGACTTCGCCATAATCCTGAAACTCATATTTATGATAATGCTCAAGTTGTTTTAATCGTCTACCGGCCAACTCCTCTGAATAATTAGAAGTTGTAAGTTCAGATGTTAATGCCTGGTAAACATCCTGTCCCATCATAAATTCTTTCTGACTGATAACATCCTGGTTAACGCTACGGAGTTTCCAATCAAATCTTCTTTTTGCTTCTTCTCCTTTCAGTACATTAAACTTACCAAGTTCGATAGGATAGTTTTGTGTTTTTGCCGGGAATGCGACACCCTTAATCCCCATTGGATTAAATGCCTTATCAATATCTGTCTCATCAATAATACCATTGATAAGATCATAGTTGATTTTCTTCTCCCGTCTTTTTTTACGGATTTTGCTTGTGTCACTATTTGTAATTGTGATACACGCTTCGATGTTCTCAATACCCCATGCCTCTGTTTTCTGTGAGAGGAGTTTTTTCTGTGCTGGGAACTGTCTGATTGAAATTGCCATTGTCTTAATTTTTTAATTTTGTTCAGATTTTCTTAGCATTTTTGACTGTTGCGATATACTTTCAAATGGATCCTTCTTCTGTTTCATCTTTTCCTGAAACATTTCCATTCGTGCAAAGAAAGGACTTAAAGAACTTCCTGATTCATACTCTTCCGTACCTATATGTTGGACATCTTCTTTCAAGATTAGCAACATTGCAAGAGCATCGTGTCTGTCAAAATTACCTTTATCGTGCCAATAAATCAACTCCTGCAGTAATGGAATTGAATTTATGGTATGTAAATTTAGTTTTTCGCTTCCTAAAGTAACTGGTGTTGTGAGCCACATTAATATGAGTTCTCGTCCCCATTTTTTAATTGGTGTAGTACCTGGGGTCCCTTTGCCTCTATTGAGAACACTCTTATCATAGATCTTATCAGCAACAAGCTTTGGCGTATCAGTTAAGAGGTGTGCAAAGTGTTTATTGTTAAGATATGTAAAAAGTCCTTTCCAGTTATTTTCATAGTTACAACGGGCATTATAATAGATCAGCATTCTTCGAACAATTTCATAATACTGATTTGCCGTAGCTGGCCGTCCAGTATATTCTGCTACAATTCTCTCGGTAAGTTTGTTCATAATAAATGTACTACCAAGAGAATCAGTTGTACTTTCATCATGGTCATAAGGGTCATTCCCTGCAATATAAACACCGTAAGGAATCAATCCGTCAGTACCGGCAACAGGATGTTCATAAATAACCAAACCACCTTCAATAATCTTTTTATCCAATTCAGGATACTTCCGGATAGGATGGACCTTGCTATCTGGTTTCCATTCTATATTTTCATTATCTTCATTAATAATTAAATTACCAACATATTCTAACTGTTCATACTTCTCCGGATTAGCCAGTATATTATTTCTATGATTCTTAAGATCGATAATAGGATAGATAGTACCAGCTATTCTCATAACAGCTTCCTGAGGAGTAATTGGTTCTTCAGCAATATGACGAATAATTGCTTCGGCATTCTTGGTATTAGAAATTACCTTTTCTCTTTGGAGATCTATAATCTTTCCGGAAACATCTACAAGACTATTTCCGTATTCATCCATAGCTCCCTCCATGTTATATTTTGTGGAAACGAAATGAGCACACTTGGCATTACCGGCCCCATCATCCCATTTATTCTTTATCATGTGAACGTTCCACGCACCACCCTCGTAGAAGAGTTGTTCTAATCCAATGAAGTCTTCGCCTTCTGTACCGCCAGTACCAAATGCAATCTGTAATCCAAAGGTAAGACGGCCCTGTTGCATAGACTTAAGAGAGATGTTCCAGGCATTAAGAAGATTAGTAAACTTACCAGCCTCTTCAAATAATAGAAGCTTTCCACGTTTTCCACGGGCTTTGTTCCAGTTGTTCTTTAATGAGATACCAATGATATCGCTCTTGAATCCTTTCTCAATCTTCAGACCATTTGTTGTAGCATAGTAAGAAGCTTTCTTATGCATGATAGCATCATGGCGATCTCTTCTTTTACCCCAGGGAGTGTTTTGTTCAATATGGTCCATCATCTCCCAAGCCTTCGTTAGAAGTCCATCTTCGATCAAATATGCTTTATCATCTGCAAATACGAATGAGTTACTCCCGGGAATCAGATAATAGTTTCTATCGAGCATGGATCCACCTTTGAAGGAATTATGTGTTGGAATAAAATCAGTAGTCAAATATAGATGATCATCACTATCAATATAGATACAGGTAGATTCTTCCTTATAATCAAGTTTAGTGATCGCTTTAATTCCAATTCTATCTTGATTCTTCTGTTTACGTTTCGTTATGGCTCTATCAAGTTTCTTTGCTTTTCGTTGAAGTTTAAATATTTGATAATATGATGTGATTGATAAAATCCATGTATCACGTACTATTGATTTATGACCATTACCAAAGTCTGTCAACTTTCCACCGAGATTTGTTTTTGCCTTATTACATCTTATTCCAAGACTGCGTAATACCCAGGCAAGATCATCTATAAGAACTTCGGAACTACTTGTAAAACGAGCATTTCCATTCTCATTAACAGTCCCATCAGTATCCATTAGTCCCTTAACAAGTTCAAAACGCTGTTCTACTGATCCATACTTATATTGATCTGGAATAAACTTATCATACGATTTTACATTCAACTTCAAATCTTTTATATCACGCATTAATTTGTGATATCCTTTTATCTTTGAAGTAACTATATAACCATAATCAGTCCACTTATCTTTGTTCAAATTATAGTTTGAGCCAAGAATAAAATTCATATAAAATAAAATCTCGGTATCAGCTGTAGAGAATTTAATCTGAGATCCAGAAATTCCTCCATCTCCAATTAACAGTCCAAGTAAATAAGGATCTATATTATATTTCCTTTTATCAAATTCTACTGGAGATATTGAAGGCACTTTATATGAATAAGAAGATTTATCTGTTCCAGGATGTTGTTTCAAATTATTATTCAAAAGATATTCTGTAGTTACTACTGAGTATTTACCTTTTGTATTATAAACCCCCCATAGATGTTCTAATCCACATTTTACTTTTCTACTATCATGAAATTCAATTTCATATACATCACAGTTTCCTTGGGGTATAATTTCTTTTATAATTGTAGAATCTCCATTACTTCCAATTACTAAGTCTCCAGCAACAAGATCTCCCATTGTCTTAAATCCATCTGGAGTTAATACTGGTTCACTATTTGGTTGTTGGTATCCACGGCCCCTTGTTTTGAGAACAACACCATGCTCACCGGCACGTTCCGCTTCTTCATAGTAATGATATGTTTCATAATCTCCATCCCAAAAATCCGGAAACTCAAAGATCCTATCAGCCTGTGCTTGTTGGTAGATCTTATCAATATCATAAGGATCTATGTTTACAACAACTTCACCATTTTGCCCGGGAATCTCTATGGCCTTATATATAGGACAGTAGTTCAGGTACCAATAAAAATAGCCAGGAATCCAATCCCGGCCAATATTATAACCATATACAGATCTCCTGGCTTCTTCTTCCCAAAACTTATAATACCTGGATGAAGGATGAGAGTTAGGGGGTAAATTCGTGTACCTTCCAAACTCGTCAAAATGAAGTGCCGACTGTCGCCATTCATCAGTATTGTAATGCTTGGTATTCTTATTATACCCTGATTGTATTATTTCTTTTTGTTCAACCATGTTGCAGAATTAGCATCTTCAAATAAACTCAATTGTCCTCCTCCGCGAATAGACATATCTTCTTCTTCGCTACGCACTTTCTTCTCCCACTTCTCAATTTTTTCAATTGTATCTTCAACATCCTTCATTGCTTTAGTAACCTTGGAAGGATCATAGTCCATTGCATTTTGTGTTTCACTCCTAAATCTAAGTTCCTCATAGAATTTCATTAATGAATGAACAGTGGCTCTTACACTCTTAAGATACTGCATCGATAAAGTCTCTTGGAAACTTTCGTACTTAACAATAGCTGCCAGAATTGATTCATCTGGTTTATACTCTACATTTCCAAAGACTTCCTCTGCTACAGCTCTATTCTTCTCAAAGCCATAAATATTATACTCACTCTGGTAATCTGCTACAAAATAAATATAGGCAAACTCTTTAGTAGCTTTTGCCTTCGTCTTGCTTTTGTCGCGTTCCCATAAAGATTTAAACTCCGGGATCCAGAGCATCCTCGGCTCTATCTCCACTTTGTTGTCTTTGCTCAGTATAAACATCTTCTAATATTTTTTTACTTTTCTTTCTAAAATGCTCTTGCTTTCCTTCCTTGACTTTAAATACTCCGAGATTAGCCAGGCGGATATAGGGAAAAAAATCATTGTATGAATCCACCTTCTTCATAGTCTTCTTAATGAATTCAAATTCTATCTGTATGATATCCTTTACCTCCTCCTGGGTGATATTATATTGCTTGCTCAATCTTTCAATTAAGCCCTTCATACTATTACTGTGAATGTCCATTCAAGTTAAATTTAAAGCTTAATGCATGTTGATCTGAGGCATATATAATAAAAAACTTCCGGATAGTCTTCCCTTCTAATATCTTTAGTTCACGAAGTTTTGATATGTAAATGTTTAATAGATGTTCCTGCATCTGTAGATTATCGCAGATAAGATCTTTGGTTTCCTTGGAGAAGAGTTTCTTCCAGCGACTTGCTTCATCAAGATCTTTGAATGAATCATTGTAATAAAGCAGTTGAGCCAATACACTTCTTGGTAGATCGCTGAGTGTTGTTTTTTTCCCTTGATTAAGTTTGGTAAGTGCGCTATCAATAACTGGTTTTTTCAGAATCAAATACTCTTGAAAGAATTTTTTCCTTGTTGTATTGATTTGAATTGTCTCCTGAATCATACTTTTGAGTTTTACTTTTAAAGACAAAGGCCAGGATAAGAGAAGATCTCCTGTCCCGGCCAATGCTATTAAGACGATGACTTGATACTACTCCATACTGCAATCGAGATATCAAGTACCAAATGTAAGATTGATTTTTATAAAATCCAAATTTATATAATTGAGTTTTACTTTTTACTTCTTTGGAACCTTCCCAAATATCTCATGTGGCTTAACAATGAAATATACCTTTTTCTTATATATGATAGGTTCTCCGGAACGACCACGTATGAATACTATATCTCCTTTCTTTGCTTGAATAGGAATCTTTACTCCATCCTCTACTGGTCTACCTGGTCCTACTGCTACAACAAGGCCCTGATTAGGATACTCTTCCCACTTTGCAAGGAAGTCTTTTTCTGCCATCTCATAGGTCATTTGTTTGTCAGCTTTCATTCTTTCAATCTCAGCTATGTTCTTAGGTGCCACAAAGGTATCAGGCAATATGATGTCTGATTTTTCAGCAGTTTTTTCTTCCCTGCTTTTAATGTTTATCATCTCAACCATAATACTATCATCGAATGGAATAAAGTCTACTTCAAAATGTCTTGGTGTTTCTTTCATAATATTGATTTTTATAAAATTGAGTTTTATATAATTTGATTTTACTAAAAAGGAAGATCATCGAATATTGGTTTCTCTGGTATCTCTGAACCTTCTGGTTTCGCACTTCCTATACCACTTAGATCTACACTACCATCATTAAGCCCGGGAAGATGTTCGGAATAATCATTCCCATCATTTGCCCTTATCACATCGGGGCCCGTAGCATGCCTGCTTATTACCCCAATTTTCTCAACAACATTATTAGTGTAATAAGTTTCATTACCTGGATCCCCGTACTTGCGACCAGTAATGATAAAATTAATAAGTACCAGATCCTTTTCTGCGAGATCATTCAATAGATCGATTTTTTCATTGATACACTGGAATTTTATATATTCAGTGTAAGTGTTTGATCCTTTATTGACCACCTTAATAATAAGTTCCCGCTTCTTAAATTTCTCTGTTTTTTGTTCCGGAGCCATGATCAAATGAATCGTACCCCGCATGTCGTATTTCTGCATATTATAATTTATATAGTTTCAAGTATTTGTCGTCTTTCATATGAATACTAAAGAGTTCATTTAGTTGTCCAAATGGCTTCTTATCAATATTTGTTTTCCAGAATGGAGCACTGGTATTATCTATATTTAAAACCGTATCAAAGGTAGTAATCAAAAGATACTTTGCTCCCGAGTCAATCATCTTCCAAAACAATAATGTAGCATCCATTAAATCCATATGTATCAATACATCTTTACAGATAACAAGATCTACTTTAGGCCAATTATCTACATCAAATATATTCCGTTCTATAAGATGGAAATTTAGTTCTTTTGAAGAAGTTTTTATTGCTTTATTTGGTATGATCCAATCAATACCATAATACTCTATATCTTCCGGAATAATATTCTTAATCCAATTCAAGTCTCCACATCCAATATCAAGTATAGTTCTGATATCATATTTTTCCAGTAATACCGGGAGTTCTTTACGTATTGACGTTGTAGCTTTTAAAGTAGATCCATATCCACATCTTGTTTCTTTGTCACCTCCAGACCAACCTTTTATACTTACCTTAAATAATTTTGTTAAATTCATTTTTATAAAATTGAGTTTTATAAAGTTATATTTTATATTTATCAAACCAAGAGTTATCTTCTTCATATCCATCATCAATTAAGATATCGAATAACTGAGGGAAATTAGTGAATTGCTCTTTAATACGCTCTCTGTGCTCCGGCCTTCTCCATCTGCTTACTTCAGTACTGCTAATAGGTCTGACAGCATTGCTATCTTTATAGAACTTGTTTACCTGTACTCCACGTATATCATTGAACTTATGCTTCCATCTTAATCTACAGTGTGTACTAAGTGCTTCCTGGACCTTCAGTGGAGTGCTTACAAGATCCTCGTACCGGATTATATATGTCCTGGCATCGTTCTTGAATAGATTGTATCCACGAAGCAGCTGGCCTATCCCTGGCTCGATCTTCGTTCCATTATTATAGCCATAAACATGATAACAGATATCATATCCAATGAAATAGTCATTAGGTATATTATGGTGTACTGAAGTAATGACATCACGTATATCACGCTGCATGAGTATAAAGTCAACATCCTTGATTGAATCTCGGCCTATTTGTTTCATAGCATCGAAGTTCAACATGTCAAGTGGTCGCTTACCTACAGTATTCTTATTCCCTCGAAGGGCCCTGGAGAGAGTTTTCTCTCCGGATGCTACTTCAAAGTCTTTCAAACAAGCCTGCAGTAACATCATTAGAAGTGTTGTTCCGGTTCGGGAAAACCCGATTACTTGGATATGTCTATTCATTTTTTATAAAGTTTGGTTTTATAAACTCTGATTTTATCATTCTCTACTTTACCAGTATTCATGGCGATAAGATATTCTTTGAGAGTAATGATATTCTCATTAAGCATCTGTGATAGATCCTCAACTGTAACATCCTCATATACGAGGACCTTACCTATTTGTGTTGGTTCTGACATTATTCTACGAAATCAAATGAGTGAAAGAATTCCTGTTTAACAACTATCTCTTCTCCGGATTCTTTCTTGAGAACATAAAGGATATCTACAAATGTATTGGCACTACGTATTTCAATTACTGTAAATTCAATATCAGGAGTAATGCTTATCTGTTGATTACCTTCAGCATCAAAATAGGCAATACTATTCTCTTGGTGAAAACGAAGTGTCTTACCTCC